TGGCCAATCTCATGGAGAACAATCATATCGGCCACTTCGACCGGGAGGGTGGGGTCATCTTCCGTGCCGATATAAAGCGTGTTGTTTAGAGGGCTGAAGGCTGACCGGACAGGCGATACATCATCGTAAGTCTGCACGGTAGCGGCACAACCAAGCTGCTTGACAAGAGACGCGATGCTCTCGTCGCGGTGGTTGGCTACAGCGGCTGTTGCAAATACAAGCACGAGGGCAGCGGCGGCAAGGGTGGTAAAGCTGCGCTTCATGGTAGTTCTTTAATTCCATTATATGTGAGTTGTTAACTCTCTGTCGGCTGGATCGACCGTTCCTTGAAAGACCAATATCCACCTATTCGTACCCCGGCCCACATAAGCCAGGCGCGCACCCGCCAATAGCCCGCCGCCGTCACAGACTCGTACAGAAGGGCGTCTGCGGTGTCCCGAGTCACCTCTATAGAATTAGTACGATAAAACCAATCGTGCAAGACAGCCGGTGCTTCGGCCTTCCCACCCATGAACCAATAGATGAAGGGCATCCGGGGCACACTGGCAAAGTCCGTCACAAATCCTTCTGGAACTTCATAAAGCGACTGCAAAAGGGCAGACCAATAACGAAGGGGCCACGTCAGCCGCCAGTTGTCATCGTTTACCTGCTCCACACGGAGTGGAGTCAGGAATTCTGCCTTGTTCACGGGTTTACCTTTTCGACTACGTCTCCGGCCTTTTCCTTAAGGATTTTGGCTACTTCAATGGCGGCCGGAATGTCGCCACGATACGCCTTGTAGCAAAGCATCAAGAACGTGACGTATTTCATTGCTGTTGGTCCTGGTAATAGGAGGATTTCCTAATGGTGCCAGATGCCCGGTCCTGGTTGCGCTCAATGCGCTCCAAACGCCGGAGAATTTCCGCATACTGTGCCCGACTAGATGCTTCTAGGGATTCAACCTTGGTGTCCGTCTCCGCGACTTTGGTTTGGAGCGTCGAAATCGCCGTCCCCTGAGCCTCGGCAGTCTTGTCCTTCGACTGGAAGATATAACCGCCGAGCCCAATGGTAATGGTGATTAGCGCCCCGATTATAACTTTTTGGGACATGGTGCTTTATTACGATCCTCTGTGGAAGCCTGGAAAAGTATTAACGCGGCTTTGTGTCCAGGCACGAAGCGAACGTCCCGAGGGAGCAAGTTAGATACCGCGCTTTAGTCCGGTGTAAAACGGGACAGTGTGTTGGGTACCGGCCCGGCGTGACCGCCAACGACGTGAAGGGCGCGGAAAGGTATGATAAGGCGAAATGGCGTTGAAGCGAGATACCAGAGTGCCGCCGTCAGCTGTGGCGGTGTTGAAGGCAATTGTGGCGTCATACGCGGTATAAACCGTCGTATCTGTCTTGGTTGTAAGGGGAGCCCAAAGACGCAGATATTCGCCGTGTGCCGGAATAGTTCTTGTCAGGTCGTTAAAAATATCTAGGCCAGAGAGTGAAAGCTCCCACATGCGAAACTCCTCCAGATATCCTGGAAACCAGTTTCCACCACCAGACCGCGTACCCATGTACAGAGGATCGGTAGCGGACGCAAGCGCGACAGCAGGCGCGGCACCTGCGAAGGTCAGTGTCTCGTTTCCGCCATTCAGATAGATTTGCCACTTCTCGGCGTTAGTAGAACCACCACCGTTAAAGACAACACCTACGTGAGAAGCAACGCCAACACCAAGAGTATTGGCGGTTTCAGCAGTGCCCAGGGTTCCAGAAAGGTTGTCAAACCAGATTTTTACCTTCCCAGCCTCGGTAATAGCCGCCTCAAACAAGAACGGAGCAGCGCCAACGTTGGACTTAGACCAGAAGAAACCGACAGTCCCTGCACCCGGCCAAACACTTGGATAAACCGATAGTGTCGCGGTCCAACACCGGGCGTTGTTCAGCCTATTAAGGTTACTAATAGTAAGATATTCAGACGTTCCGTTAAACCCAACAGACATGTCCGCCTCCTTACGGCTTGATTTCGTTAACGTACCCGTGGATCATCACCACGTTTGCGGTCGCGCAAAAGGCCGTGACCACGAGACCGTTCTGAAGAATCAAGCCAGGAACGACGAGGAAAAGCCCACTCTCCGGTGGAATAGTCTGCTCAATGTTACCGTCAGGAGCCGTCGTCTGTCCCCACTCGATGGTCAGCTTGCGCGCAGTCGAGTCGGAGTTCACCGCCCACAGCCAGATTTCGTCAAACGTGTTGGCCGTGGTGCCGGAGACGGCGGTGTGGATTGTGGTGCCGGTGCTAGACGTTGCGACGACTTTGATGCCCTTGCCGTCAGTGCTGCCCGACAGCTTAGCCTTGTTGAAAATTGTAGGGGACGCCATGTTAGATTAGCCTCCGAAGACTTGCGCTGTAATAGGGTTAGCGAACGTTGCGGCAATGGTGACGGTGGAGCCTGCTCCAGCGTCGGTGATTGACATGCCCGCCCCAGCCGTGAGGACGCGCTCGTTGGACAACTCAGAGTTGGTGGTAAGAGTCACAAAAGTGGCATCGAGGGGGGCCGCACCCAGGGCCGTACGAGACGCCGCAGCCGTCGCGGAGCCCGTACCGCCATTGGCCACCGCCAGGACGCTAGTCCCGACCGCACCAGAGGCAGCCAGGTCGATGGTGCCAAAAGCCACCGCCGTACCTGCACGCCGGAGGATGTTGGCATCCGCAGCCGCCACAATGGAGGCCACGTCAGCCGTGGAGTTACCCGTGACACCCAGGACGCTGAGGGCGCTACCTTGGGTCAGGTTGGCGAAGGGCAGGTCGCCCGATACTTCGCTTCCCAGAGCTACCGCCCCAGTGGTCACCACGCCGCTGGAGTTCGTATGCAGAACACCCGCGCCCAGGAACGAGAGCGTGAGGCCCGTGGTGAGGGTCAGCAGCGTGGAGATGGACGAGGTGATAGCATTCAGAGTGTCCACGAAGATCGTGGCAAACCGCCCCGTGGCGAACCGCTGCCCGGTCAATCCGATGTCTAGCCCCTCGTTCTTCTCGGGGACGACATGGTGCCGGAAGTGGTGCTTGTTATTGTGGATATCTGTTCTAATAACTGACATGAAATCTCCTACTGTCCTCTACGAACAGGGGTAGGTTTGGGAGCTACCTGCTGCGTCTGAGCTACATTCATCGCGTGTGTATTAGCGTCCAGCCGTTCGGTGAGACGCTCCACTGCGCTGTTTAAACGCGAGAGCGATGTCGTAATGTTATTCCAGGGCAAAAGAGGCTGACCGTTTTGGGACATTTCATGCTGCATGATGCGGCCCCACAGGAGTACGGCCAACGCCCGAGCCTCCGCATCAGCCTCAATCACCTCTTCCCCGTGGGCTGTCACACGCGAAATGCGTATGGCGTCACCGTTGCGGGTTACGGTAATGAGGGTCTTCACGGAATTAGCTCAAACGCGTCTACTTCTGGCGTGGTCACGGTGGTAGCACCGCTGGTGGCCGAGAAGCTGACCCGCCAGACACCATTCGGGGAAGTGCTAGTACTGGTCTGATAAGTGTACGAATACACCCCAGTCTCTTCCTCCGTCATTCCCCCGTTGGCCACCACCGCCGTCCCTGCCGAGTCCCGCAGGAGGATCGTAGGAGAACTTGACGGAGAGAAGAGTGGGGTGGTGTCTTCTGAGGCATCCCGAACTTCGATGCGAACCAGAAGCGCCGTCCCCAGTTTAAACTTCTTGATGGGCCGAGTCGCCATTAGTTAGTTACCTCAACAAACTGAATCCAAAGGGGTTCCCGGATTTCCACCAGGGTGATGGTCATGGGAGTCGATTCCAGGTCTTCATTCTCCATGGAATGAGAAGCCCCAATGGTAAACTCCACAGACGTATTATACGTACTCATGGATGATACTCGCCAAAGACTTCTTCCTTGATGGGCATGAACGAACTAGTCGCCACTGTGCCGGACTGAGCCGTCAAGGTGACCGTGACGTTCATAATGTCGGCGGCGATGACGGCCTGGTTGCCGCCCGAGAAGGCACCCTCAGCATACAATGTGCCGGAAGTGCCGCCCTTGACGCTAGAATCGATCAGGAACGCTCCGGCGATGGTCGCAGAAGCGTTGAAGGTAAAGCTAGCCTTGGACGCCGTATTGCTGCCTGAGCCAGCCGCGATAGCCCCCATGGTGAAGGCGGGACGTGTGGCGGCGGCGTAGTTGGTGTCTTCAGTCCATCCAGCGTGAGCGCTTGACGTATCAGCAGCCGCAAACGTGGGAGTCGCGTCAATCAAACCGACGTACCACGCAGGGCTGGCCAGTCCGGTAAGGAAGGTGGCATCCAGGAGCTTGTTTAAACCAGCTGTGGTAACCAGGTTATCGAAGCCATCCTGCCACACACGCTTTCCGTTGCGGATTAGCTCAAACTCCCACCGGCTGCCGATGATGATAAGGGCATTGTTGTTCATCTATGCCGCCATTTTGATTAGGAAATCGAGTTCTTGGTCTGCGGGTAGGTCGTTAACGGGCCAGTCAGCCGTTGCCCCTGTAACCACGGGTCCAGTTTCGCCGATGTAGCCGGTGAGTTCAAACCAGCCTCGAAAACCCACTGATTTGAAGAGGGGCTGCCATGAAGCGAGGAGGGGCCCTGGGGGGATAATGTCCTTGTCGCGGAACCATGCCCCGGTTGAAAAGTCGGACACACCGGCTGGTAGGCTGGCGTCGGCGGAATAGCTGATGCCGAGCTTGCCGCACCATTTACGGAGATAACGGCGGTCGCCGACAAGGAGATCGACTGTTGGAGTGGGTCCGAGGCAGACAGTGGAGTAAGCGCGTCTAAGCTCATCGAAGAAGAGGGCATCCTGGTGGGGTCTCCATGACCGGCGTGTCCGCACAAGGGGGAAGCTGCCGTCGATAACAGTGAGATCGGACAACTCAGCGAATTTATACAGGTCTTTCTGACGCACCAGGGGAAGGCCAGCGCCCTCCCCATAGACAACGACTTGGTTCCCGGCTTCGCGCAACCGTGAGGCCAAATCCAGGCCATTACCACGTGGGCTAATCCATAGAAGCTTCATTGCTACTCCTGTTCAGACCGTTTAGTTTGCTGGGAGGCTTGGGAAGTGGCGCTCACGCCGAGAAGCTGCTTGAGACGCGGGGAGATAGTGCCGGGCAACTCGCCGATATGCTTACCAGAACGGAGCATGTTACGTAGGGCGGCGGCGGCCAAGCTGAAAGTGCTAGGCGACCCCGGCACGCTGGCAATGTTGCCAGCCCCCAGGTCCGCAAAGCCCGGCTGGCCCGATTTACCACGGGTAGCAGCCTTGAGAAGCGCCTCAAGGTCTTTGGCCGGGATACGGTTAGCCAGGTCGGGATTCTCGGACAGCGCCGTTTGCAGCTTACGCATATCGAAATCATACCCCTTACGACCGGGCGTAAAGGCTTGTTCCATAAGCTCTTTCAGTCCCACGCCCTTCGCATACTGGGCACGAACGCCCGTTAGTATGTTCTGAGCCTTGGACGGAAGCGAGGACTCGACGGCCTTGACCAAATCGTCCATGGCCGCATCCTTGAGATGCCCCATGCCAGTCTGGCCAGCCTTCAATCTCTCACCAGTGAGGCTAATGATTTTAGCTACTTGCTCGGGCAGGAAGCCATTTTGAGCCGGGGCAAGCGCCTGAATCTGCGCGTCCAGGCCAGGCTCGCTCTTGGCAATCTTGGCCAGACGGTTAAACGCTACGTGAAGCTCAGGGACGTTGATGTACGGATGGCCCTGGGTGGCAAGCAACTGCCGTTCCAGTGCATTAATTCCCGCCTCAAACTCGGCCCCAGCGGCCTTCTTGGCCCCCTGGGTACCCGTGTAGAAGGCACCTAGCTGCTGGGTAGTCCTGCCAGCCCCACCAAACTCGGGGGCAATGTCACCCACCGCCCGCTGGACGTTACTCACGTCGGCCTGGGCCATACGACGGGCCCTACCGGTCCCAGGGATGCGTGTAGCAGCCCCCAGGAGCTTCCCAGCGGCCTCACCGGCCAATTGGGTACCTGCACCCTTGGCAGCCCCTGTGAGCCCCTCCAGGGCGGCTTCATTCTGCGAACCACCCTCTAGGAGGCCCTGAGAGCCAAGAAGAGCCTGCAACCCACCTCCACCTATGGCTGAGGAGGCTACCCTCGCTCCTGTGCCCAATGCGCGAATGCCAGGCACCGCCTGTGCAGCCATTGCACCCGCCTGCCAGGGAGTCTGAGGTACCACGGAGGCCCCCACCTGTCCAGCCGTCGGGGGGTGGCTGGCCGTCCTGTACTCGGGGCTGAAGGACTGCGCCCCTTCACCCTGAGCCAACCGGGCCAAGGGGACCAGGGGAGCGGTGGCAATCTCAACCCCACGACCCACAGCCTGGGTCAAGGGGGCGACAGCCTGCTCCCACATGGTCTTTTTCTGCTGTGATTCCTGTATCTTAGGGAGCACCTGACTAGCGCGATCCTCATGCTCCTTGGCCTGCTGCTGCTGATCCTGTTGGCGAGCCACAGCCCGGTTCTTGATGAACCGGTCCTGCTCAGTCGGGCTATAGGTCGCAAACTTCTTATCTACTTGACTTAGCGCCCATTTCCGGTCATCATCGGTGGTCTTATCACCCCAAAAGTCGGGGTCTTTCAGCACATCATCAAGGCTTGGCATACTTGTTCCTCAGGCGCTGGCCGGAAGTCATCTGTGCTTGGGTAGCTTCCTTGGCCGAAGACTCCACGTCAATGCCGCGCCGCTTCAGGGCTTCCCGGTACCGCTGGCGGATAGCCTCGTCCGTAGCCTCGGTCTTGGGGGTAATGGACAGCCATGAATCAAGCTCTCTTGCCGCTTCCATTGCCGCAATGATACCCTTCAGCTTTGCCTCGTACTCCGAAGTGGTAAACTCCCGCCCCGTGGGGATGAAGGCTTCCACGACCCGCTGTTCACCCTCGGTAAGCTGCTTGCCACCGATGGCGAACTTAAACTGCTCGATCATGCCGTTGTCTTTCTTGAAGTTAGAGTACCGCTGCACTTCGGCCGGATCGTAACCGGGGGTCGGCAGACCGCCCTCTTGGGCTAACCGCGCCGCCTCCCAGACCAACTTCCCGATACCGGTGAACTTCTCCCGGTCTGCGGCGGTGTAGCTCTGGAGCCGATAGGCGGACTCGATGGCCATGTTAGTGGTCTCCATCCGCTTCTTGGCTTCCTCGTTGAAGGGCTTGTTGATGTCGCCCGCCAACGCCTTGGCCCCAGGCAGAAGAGTACCCTGGTCCTTGAGCCACCGATCATAGTTCAACGCTGCCTGATACCGCTTGGGGTAGGGCAGGGACATATCGTTCGAGTCAGCCAGCCACTTGTTAGGGCCTTCGCTGACCTGTTCCGTGGTAGCCGTAGAGACGGTCCAGCCCCCGGTTGAGTCTACCTTCTTGGTAATGCGCCCCTTCAAGGAAGGGTCACGCATGATGTTATCGGCGATGATCTTGTCGGCCTCAGCCTCAGTCATCTTGGGGTTGCTAGGGGTACGGTAAAGCTCCTTACCTTGTGGCGTCACCAGGGCGGCATCCTTGCCAACCACGATGGGCTTATCTAGCTTCTCCTGTGAAAGCTGGTGCTGTAGGAGCGCCTGAGCCATCCCAGGAATGGCGCGGGCCATGCCTGTAGCCTCTTCCCGAGTCGGCATACGTCCCACCGTTGTGGGGGTAAGCGGGGCCTGAATGCCCATAGCCTCAGGCTCTGCCATCGCACCCTGACGGTTAATAGTAGGCTGGCCGGGCTGGGTAAATCCAAGAGCCTTGGCCGTCTGCTCATTACCGCCAATCATAGCCTGGAGGGCCGGGGCGGCACGCTCAGCCTCACGCTGGGCATACTGCTCCTTAAGGTCTTCACCCTTTACCATCCGCTCAAGGGCGTACCGCTGCTGCTGGGCTGCCTGGTCAGTGTCAAAGACTTGACGCTGTGCCTGCTGCGCCCGCTGGGCTACCTGGCCGAATACAGCACGGGCATTGTCAGCCCGCTCTCGACGCAGCAACTCGTCAAGGGCGAAGCCGGACTCCATGCCCTTTGCTTCCGGTCCCTCAACGTACTGAGGCATTAGCGTCCCACTCCCCATCCGCCAGTGTTATCGGTGCCTTGCTGGGCATTCGCGCCCGTGCCAAAGTACCGCTTCAGCATCTCGTCGTAGTCGTCGTCCTTGCGCCCCAGGATCACGTCACCCAGGCCACGAACGGCTTGCCCCGCCAGGTCACTTCCAGCCTTCTGCACCATCCCGGTCTCCCCAGGAAGCTGCTGCTTAGGCTGGTTCATGGTCACCAGGGACTGCATGTAGTCGCGCTGCTTGTTAAGTTGACCAAGCTCGGTGTTGAGCATCTTGACCCGAGCGTCGTTCTTAGCCCTGGCCACACGGTCATTGGTGAAACCAGACTGCCCCGCCCCAGGGTTCTGGTTGCGGACATCCTGCTCCACCTCGCCCAGCATCTGGTCACGGTACGACTGAGGGATGGCCCCGCCCGGCGTGGACATCATCTTGTCGTACTCGCCCATCGCCCCCTGGAGGGCGTTCATCCGCGTCTGGCGGTCCTGCTCATAGGGGTCAAACGTCGTCGGCTTACGGCCAAACAGCGCCCCGCTAATGCTATCCCAAACTGACATTTATTTGCCTCCAACGAGCGGTGTTATCGTTCCACCCGTCTTTTTAGCCTGATAACGGCCGAGAGCATGAACAATACCGTGCTCTGGCTCGCCGAGATACGTTGCCAACCACGCCATGATTTCGTCTTCCGTCGCGCCTGACCGCTTCATCACCCGGACGCCCATCTTAAGGGCGCGGTCTATATCACCACTCCCCGTCTCACCAATCATCGGGGCCTGTGTTACTGGAAACTTCTTAGAATAGAGTGCGTGATAACCCTCGTGGGCCAGCGTCTCGTCGGCTACTTTACCCTTGGGGAACATTTGGTAGGTAGACCCCTCAGGACGTTTTGCCAGTGAGATAACCTGCTCTCCAGTAAGACCGCCCGGCTGAGCCGGACCTACTGCCTTACCTTGTGCTATAGCCTCTCGCATGCCGGTTGGTACACCTACCGACATACCCCACGCTTCCGGCATTGTCTTGAGCGGCACCTGCGGCATATACTCATGTTGACTGGAAACAGCTTGAAGCGCCTTAGCCATCTTAGGCATACGCCCACTTATCTGGCGATAGAGTGCATTGCCCGGGTTGACCACAACACCTGGCGTAAACCGCATGGGGTCTGACACGTCGCGCATAGCGGCGTCCATCGGGGTGTCAAACACAGACCCCTTAATGGCGTGGGCGTTCTCCACCAAATCCCGAAACGTCTGGTCTACCGCATCCCGCTGGGTGTCCCGTGGGGGCTTAGCATATGCCGGTCCAACGTCAGGCATTAGATACCCCCTTGGGTGTCACCCTTCTTCTTGCGCTCCCCGAATTCGCCAAACTCTTCAAAGGCGGCATCAAAGAACGTCAGGTCAACCAGCACCGTGGTGGTGCCGTCAACCAGAAGGGAGATACGGATAATTTGCGACTGTCCCAGGCGAGGCACTAACGATACGCCATTAATGGCGACCGAAGTGCCCCCTGTTTGCGCGGCAGACGCCACGACCTGGGATTGCTGACTGTTCACAATAGCGTTAGCAGGCATTAGTCTTTCAGTGCTGGCCTGGGGGCCGCAATGAGGGTCAAGGGCGGATATATCTCGAATCCGTATTCTTGCGCCTGGAACTTAATTTGAACGTACTTAGCTGAACGGCCAAAAGGTACATGAGCAGGATCGCGGATATCAGGGTTTTGCCCAAGGTTCTGTAGCTCCTCAAACTCCGCGCTAGCAAACTCACCTGGGTTGTTAGCGTAGCGGGCAAAGACCCGCACATCGGCCGTAGCCGCATAGGGGACATTGATACCTGTCCACCGCGTCAGCTTATCTCGGCCCTGCGTCCCCAGCCACGGCAGCGTGACCGACGACTCCAACGTACCGCCCTCTTGGACGTGCATGCGCCACACTTGCTGGCTGGCAAAGCGGCAATATAGTACTTCCCGAACACCATCTACATATGCTTCAGTAGCGTAGTCCACAAGCTGAGTCATGCGGCTTGGCCACACGGCCGCACCGCTATCCTGAGCCCGCACGTAGTCAAACACGATCCCGTTAGATGTCGCAGTAGGATCATCGTCGTCAACGCTCATACGCTCTCGGAACCAGAATCGGACGGTCTTGGTTAGCTCGTCACGGACGCCGATGGTCCACCAGGGCTCTTCAAGCCAGATGTCTTGGAGGAGCGGCTGGATTTTCTGACTGACATAGTTGCGTCCCGTCTGGCGGAGGATGTAGAAGCCTCGCTGCCAGGGGAAGATAAGACTGCCTGAAGGTGTTTCTGATATGGCCCGAGGACTGTCAATACCTGTCTCGGTGGTAATGACCGAACGAGATGGGACACCGTCCGTGCCAATCGTCCACGCGAAGATGGAGTTTTGGGTCCCGACAATAACTGCATCACCATACTCTCGAAGTACTGCAATGCGGTTAGTCCGGGATAGACTCTGTGAGCCGCCCCCGATGATTTGCGTGTTCGTACTGGGGAACTCGTCTGGTTTCTCTGCGTCGGACCAGAACAGCGTAGACAACGCTGGATCATCGTTGACTCCTGCGGTAGGAACACCGCCCAATACAATACGATCCTTGTGCGCCGTCCCTACCTGACCGGCAGGCGGAGCGTTGGCATACAAGAAATACAGATCGTCAATATACGTAGCATTGGCCGCATCAGACGAGATGATTTCAATGTCTGTGATGGCGGCCATGTCAGCGCTTACGAAACCGCCCGTATCAGTACCTGTACGCAGGATGCTTTCAGTCGTCCACGCTCCGGTGGTGCTGGTGGTGGAGGTGTAAGACCGATAAACTGTGTTATACGTCTTGTAGAATCGAATCGTGATACCGCCAGCATCGGCGGCCTTATAATACTGAAACTGAAGATAGTCGGTGTTAGCGAAGTCAGTGCCGCCATAAGGACGGGGACCGTTGAGGAAGTTACGCGCCGTGGTGAAATGAATGCGTACGGTAGCGGAAGTCCCCACTGAGAGCGCATGGGTGCCCACACGGGCCCCACCACCCGGCACAGAGGCGTCTGCCACATAAGCACTGCTACCGCCCAAGGTGACTGTCTCTCCGGTAATGGAGGGGTCCAGGGGCGATATCGGCTTGCTTCCCACGGGAAACAGGTACGGCGTCTCGTGGCCCTGACCGTCAAAGCGGAAGTGCTGCCCATACTTCATGGGCGCGTCACGTCCGTTGAGGACGACAAGCCACTGATCGTAAACGAAATGAGTCGTAAGCTGTGAGGCCGCCAGGCCACCCGAAGTACGCCGCACCGTGGTGGTCGTACCGGGATCACCCGCGTCGTAGCGGTGAAACTGACCCGTAGACCGGAGCATCAGGAGATGGGTCTCGAATGACAGCACGCCCGTGGCAGCCACGTACGTGGAGTACGTGAAGGGGGCAAACCAGTACAGATTGCCCGTCGGCCACGTGATTGCATCGTCCAGCAGAACGTCTTTCTTCATCGACGCCATGTGCTGCCCCGACGAATCGGAGTATAGCAGCATGTTTTGGGCGTCGTCATAGTGCCCTTCGGGGACGACTGTAGGCGGATCGTCGCGGTTAATACCCTTCCCAAAGGACTGGAACGGTTGCGGTTCGCCCTGGTCCCAGGTAGGCATTAGAAGTCACTCATTCCAAACTCGTCTGCGTCTTCCACAACCTGACTGGCCTGGGACTGACGGCGACGAATAACAGGGTTAATCTGCTCTTTGAACTGCTGCATGAACTTGGTGAAGTATTTTTCGCTGATGTCAGGATTGACCTTCGACAACATGAGCGACGACGTAAGCCGCGCCAACCAGCGATGGTATTCACGGGGGAACGTGGGAGCCATGGAGAGGATGTATGGAACGGCAGTCACCGTGGTCCCACCAAAGGCTAACGCAAGAGTCGCAGACGTGGCGGAGGCTATGGTGGAGACAGACTGATAGTCGCGGACCACGCTGACCTGGTTAGACTGCGGATCAGACGCGCCTACGATGATCTCAGCCCGCTGACCCGATGCCGCCGAATACACGTCGGTGAAGGTGGTCATGGAGCCGGTGATAGCGGTGCCAGCGTTGGTGATCGAAACTGTCCCCGCGTTGGTGTACGTCAAGGGCCGCAGCATGGGGATGTAGTCAATCTCAAGATCATAGCTGGTACTGACAACGGGGATGATGCGGAGCGTGCGATTGCCAACGATGTCGTAGTAGAAGACCTGGCCAGCAGGCTCCCCGGCCAACAGGTTGCCCGTGTTGTCCACGTAGGACTGCTCGGTGTCCTGCCAATGCTCGCCCTCGATCTCAGCGGGCATGAAGCGGATAGAGGTGTTGCTGGTGCAGATAATGCGTACTAGTTCAGCAAAGTCGGGCGGGAGGGTGACTTCCCCAGTGGTCCCTAGAACAAGGGACGTGGAGGGAGTATAGGTCTCGTCTTCCCGAGTGAACGCGGCAGAGTCGCTGTTGAGGGTGACCATGTTCCACTTACGCCGCACCAGCCGGAACTCGCGCTGCATGCTCTCGTAGGCTTCATTGGTCAGGTCAACAAGCTCTTCGTCGCTCCACTGGGAGGAGGCATACCCACCCGGCAGAATGGCGTCTACGCCCTGGCGGGCTCGACGCATAATTTGGATCAAATTCACGTTTAGATGCCCCCAAAGACGCGCTGCTTGTTTTGCCACACGTAACGGTCAAACACTTCCCCAGCCTTATACTTCATGTCCGAAGAGCGCGAGAACTTGCGATGCTCCTTAGCCCGACGCTCGTCGTCTTCAATCTTCTGAATCCAGCCGGGCTGCTTCCAGGTGTCGGCCGCCTTCAAGTGCTTCAAAAGGGCATGAACGCGAAACTTCTCCGGGGCGATATGGCAGACCAGGACATGGCCCTCTTCGTGACGCCGACCGATGTCAGGCGTCCACTCAAGACCCTCTGGCCCGATACTGCCAATACGTCCCCGGTAAGTTTTACGCTCTACCAAGATCAAATCGCCCTGCATGCTGCGGCGAAGGCGAAGTGCTTTGTCATAACTACGAAGAGTCCGTTCTGCCCGCGAAAGGTCGCTCATTTTATTCTCCTAAAATGTCCAATCATCAACCTGGATGAACTTACGAATGACTGTCCGAAGCATGTCAAAGGTGACCACTTCGGTAGCCGGAAACTTCCACTCAATGGTTTCCCGTGGAAACGCCGTTGTTATAACGCGCCCGGTAGGGCTCATTTGAAACAAGAGCGTATCGGCTTCCCTCTTAGGGTCGTCGTTGACCCATGCTTTGAATGATGCGAAGGAGCCAGTGATAACCATTTATTAAGCCCAGGTACCAGACTGCGCCACCATCCACCACTTGCTCACACCATCGCTGACCAGCGTCACGCTGTCGCCAACCACGTCAGAAGCGCCCGAGTTGGTGTAAGTCGTGTTGCCGGTAAGAGCCGTACCAGTTACGGTCGTCTTACCTTCGATGGTGTCGGCACCCGCGCGAGTCAGACGAACACCGGTACCGGCAGACGCCGCCCCAGTAATGACCGTAATACGCCCGCCCGGGAATGACGCCGCAGCGGGAAGCGTGTACGCCCCATCAACCGGAGCAATGACCGTACCGCCAACATGGGTACCCGTCAGCGTGGTTGAAGCCAGCGCGTTAAATACCGGCCCGATAATGGGACCGGCCAAGCTACCGGCCGTCAGAGCGCCAGTAACCGTCAGCGCGCCGCCCACGGTAGCCGCACCCGAGGCCGCCAGGGTGGCAGTCGTAAGGGCGGTAGCCGTGATGTTCTTGACCGGATTTACAGCCGAACCGATCTCAGCCATGTCGTCCGAGGGGACGAAACGGCCCTTGAACGGGGAGTAGAACTCACCGGACGTAGCCATTATGCGCCTCCAACGGCCGTACCAGGCCGGAACGTAAGTGTAGCAGACGACTGGATCGCGGAGACGCTGGAGATACCAACAACCAGCGAATCCACATAAGGAACGTTGACAGGCTCGCCGCTCGTGACCAACTCGGCAATGCCGTTGTCGGCCAGAACTTCGCCCTGCCAGGGGAAGTACATCACTTCGATAGCCGTAGCCAAAGCCGCCGTGGCCGAGGCTGTGGTCTCTTCAACAACCATCAGGTAATAGCCAGCCGGAACGCCCGTCAACTCGGTGCCGTCCGTAACCACCCAGTCGGTCGGAATCTCCCACGCCACGATATTCTCACCCGACGCCCACTGGGCCGGAGGGGCCACATAGGGGTTGGTGAGGGTGGCCAGGGTTGAACCCGTGCCGATGGAATACTTCAGCGCACCGGTCTGTGTGCCACCGTCCTGCGTGCCGACGTTGATCGACAGCACGTTGAAGGGCACCTTGGACAGGATGGCAAAGCCGGTGTTGTTGTCGGCGTTGACTGCCATGGGGAAGTCGTTGGCATCGGTGTCCTGAGCATCCACGGTATCATCCGTATAAACGCCGTCGTCCACCAGGCCCGCTACCCACAGATCGTTGGGGAGGCGGCCACCAAAGCCATACCACGTCAGCGCGCCACCAGAACGGTTCTGGATGCGAGCATACGACACGTCGTAGCCCAGCACCCGGCGAACCAAACGGTCTGGATCAGGGTTGACGATACCAGCAGCACCAGCACCCGCCACACCCGTACCGCTGTTACCAAGCTGCGTGCGCCCGGAAAGGACGCTGTTGAGATGGAATAGACCAGTGTTGGTCTGCTGATTTGTGCCGCGCGCCAGGTACTTAAGGCCGCGCGAGCGAGTCTTGAAATTGGCCAATGTAGGCTCCATTGCCCTGCCGGGGGTTGTCCCCAGCAGGGCTATCCATTAGGAGTTAGGAATTACAGCCCTTCCTGGGTAGCGTGAAGCTGCACGCCACTCGGATAGGCGGTGAGAAGACGACGACCGCCAAGGATGTTCCGGCGAGGACCAGCCGTACGGCGAGGCGTATAACGCATCTCAAGACCGACGATAAACTGCTCGTCAGCCGAGGCGTTAGTCATGGTCACGGCCAGATCGACCGCGATGGCGAAATGCGTGCTGAGCAGCGTGTTGCGGTTGATGATACCGAAGTCCGTAAACGTCGGGACGTTGGCCACCGTGCCGTAGGTCAGCGCGGGAATGGCAGTCGAGAGGGCCGTCGCCGGGGCGATCAGCACCGTAGTGCCAGCCACAAGCGGCGTATACAGCAAGGTAGCCGTCTCCGCATCAGCGTCGGTGGAATTCTTAGCCAGAAGTGCGCGGAACCGAACCTGCTTGGTGATGTCCACTTCGTCCAGCGAGATGATGGTGGCGATAGAGTCGCCAGCCTGGTTGATTTGCGCGCCCGAGATACCGGACGAGTTGATCTCGGCAAGCACCGGGGCACCGGTTGCGATACCGGCACCGGTCACGTAAGTCTGGAACTCTTGAGCCAGAATGAGCTTGCGAACCTCTTTCCACTCAATGTTGAAGTCACGAATCATTGGAATATCTCCTGTGGGGTAGGGGGGTCTCAGTGACTAGCCCCCGAGTTAGTACTGCTGGGGAGGGGGTGATTAGCCCCCTCCCCGTCTTCCTGCTTTAAGCTTCTAGCGCCGTCACGCGGGCCGTAAGGTCCGCGATAGCGCTGACGTTACTCGCTACCTGAGTCTCGACCGCATCCAGACGCGTCATGAAGCTGGCATCAGCCGCCTCATTGGCATCCAGACGGTCCTCGTGTTCCGTAAACGTCGCTTCCAGCGCTGTCAGACGTGCCTCAATGGCAGTCTCTCGCGCCTCGTCAACCGCCCCATCTGCCTCAAGGGCATCAAGACGGCTGTCGAAGACCTGATGCTCAGCATCGTTCGCTGTGGCATCCGCTTCGAGGGCAACCAGCCGACTTACGTCAGCCGGGGTACCAGCGGCACCCTGGGGACCAGCAGGACCAACGAGGCCCTGATCGCCCTTGTCACCCTTCTCTCCCTGCGCTCCGGTATCACCCTTCGCGCCGTCTTTCCCAGCCGGACCCACCGGCCCAGGCACCGTACTGTCGGCACCCTTCGGACCCATAGGCCCAACCGCACCATCCGCACCCGTAGCACCCTTCGGACCCTGGGGGCCTGGAGGGCCAACGGACAGCGCACCCTTGATGGCTTCGACCAGCTTGGCCAAGCCCTCAAAGTCGGCACATCCGTTGTCCTGCTTACCTTCCCATCTCTCGTCATGCATAGAGATGTCTCCTTACCGCATAACTGCGGCAGTGCGTAAATACAACCACGGTAGGTTAACGCACCATAGCTACCGTGATAGGGGGCTTAACCGTCCGGCCCCCGATTTACAGATATTACTCAGCGTAAACGAACATCACCTTCACACCGTTGGCCGTACCGAGCGACGTGCCCTCGATGTCAGTGTCCGAACCGTTGTCCACAACCGACCACGTAAGGGCGGCCATAGCAATCGGCTGCGGGTAAACAGCATAGAACATACGACCAGTCGCGGTCGAGGAACCAGCCGGGACGTTCAGGGCGGCGAGGTACCGCGTGGTACCCTCGGTCACCGTGTTGGTCTCGTACGCCAGCACCATCTCCGCCTCAGTCTCAGTGGCGTTCGACGCGGCGATGATGGCGATAAGGCCAACCGCACCAGCCTCAACGTCCACATCGTTCGTGCCGTCGAAGAACACGGGCATCGTCACACGGAGGTTCGCATACTGAAGGTCAGCACGCGACGCAATCTGACGAATCATGTCCGGGAGAAGGGCCGAGCCCTGGTTCCGGTTATAAGTCGCAGGCGCGAACTCGGAGGCCAGGTAGCCTTCGAGCAGGTTCATTGAAGCACCGAGATTTCCTACAGCCATTGTATTACGCTCCTATGCCCGGAAGCCAAACTCTCCTGGCTGGGAACCTTCGGCGGTCTCGCGGATCGCCCCAGGCCCCCGAGACAATCCGGGGTTGATTGGGTTATGAATCTTGACCAACTTCATCTTTGAACGTTCCGACTCGCTCATCAGTTCGCGTTCTATTAACTCAGTACGATAGGCGTCCTTGACAGGAAGATCATCAATGGGACAATTCAGCGCCGAACACCCCAACCGATAAGCTGGGGTGCCCGACACTGGATCGACCTTATACATTGACTGATGAAGAATCACGCGGGCCGCACCAATTGGCACGTCAAGGGTGTCTCGAACCACAAGGGCCTCGCCGCCAAACGTGACATTCTGCGGTACCCGCTCGCCTTTCTCATTGACCACACGGTTGACGAGTCGCACCACCGGACCCATTCCGAGAGCCATTTTTAACTCCTATTACTCAACGTGGATGTTGTTGACCGTCACGTCGATACCATCGAACCGGACGCACTTGTTCGGCGCGTCAAGGAAGAAGTTATCAACCATGTAGAAGAGGCCGGTCGCCACGTGCGTGTTCGCCGCAGGCACCAGCACGCTGCCGCCCCAGTCCTCGAACTTGCCGGGGACCACGGTGTAGCGCACGAGGGTGTCCACGTCGATCCCCATGAGCATGCCGTAGGGGAAGTTGTAGTCCACCAGCACCGGGATGTCCGACCACGTGAGCGATCCGCCCCGGTGACCGATTGACGAACCGGCGTCGAGGTTGTCGTTCCCGTGAGTGGGAGCCGAGTACCGCACATCGCCTTCACGAAGGGCCAGAAGCTGACGCCGCACGGCCTGCTCGCAAAGGAACTTGGTGATGTGGCCGCGCCCGCGCGCATACGCCACGTCGATGCCCTGCTGGAGGATGTCCGAAGACAGCGCCCCAACGGACGAGAACACGTACGACTTCAGGCTGTCCCAAGTCGTCCGGTTAAGACCGAAGTAATCGGACACGTACGTCCCGTCGTCCACCATACCGAGCAGGCCCATCGGAGCCTGGTAGTACGAAGTGTCGGCAAGGTCCGTAACCGTGGTCGCACCAGCGCGGACGATGGGGTAACCCGCCGCCGTCGTACCGGTGAAGTCCACGTTGATCTGAGCGTAGTTACCAGCGGGCGCGATACCGGTGACGGTACCCACACCGTTGGAAAGGATGTTACCCGTGGCAGTGTTGATAACGGCCACGATCTGCCCAACCTGGAAGAACCGGCTGGCGTTCGTCACGCCCGTGGGGAGCGTAACCCCACCCGGAGCCTGGACGCCCAGGACGGTCGAAGAAATGGTGCTCGACGCCTGCCCAAGCACGTCCGCGCCATAGTGGCACATCGCCTTGTTGCGGATGTCGGTCAGGTTCTCCACCAGGTGATCCATGATGTACGACAGGGTGCGGACGAACGAACCACGGTTCGTCTGCGCCTGGTCGATGGACTCCTTGGTGATCTGGAAGCGCGCAGCAGACTTACGGAACGGGATGGTGAAGAAGCCGCTCTGCTCCGAAGACGGAGTAGGAAGCTGACGCCCCTCGCCCACGAACCCGATGCCGCTGTTGTCCCGACGAAGGTGGGCCGGAAGAATCACGCGCCGCCCGTCGGCCGTCGAAGTGTCGCCCTCGGTGAAGAGATCGAGCGCGACGGTCTCCGTGTGGACGTTCTCCACCACGTAGTCCTCGTACTCGTCCTTCAGGAGGGGGTTAATCGCAGAAAGGTCCATCATTGGAAGTTACTCTCCGGTTTACTCGTCGCCCTGGGTCTTTCCGATCCAGCGGGCAACGGCTTGTTTGTGGAAGTCAGCCCGTCCCTTAGGGGTACGGAGGTTCGGTTTTGCAACCTGTTCCTCTCCCTGGGGAGCGGGGGTAGCTGCGCCACGCGGTGTCGCCTTCGGGGTACCAAAAGCTGAGTCGGCTTTCGCCTTCTTAGCCTGGAGCCGTGACGCCACATGCGGGCGAATCAGCCGGTTAAAAATGTCGTCCACAACAGTCACGTCACCAGAGAGGAACGCCCGCCGCAACTCCGGGTTGGCATTAATCATCATGGTCATGGACTGCTCGAACGGGAACACCATCTCTGCCAGATCGCCATCTGCCGCCGCCTTGAATCCGGCCTTCTTAGCCAGTTCAACGACGCGGGTATGGGCACGCTCGTTCACACCAATGATATGCTGCGACATCAGTGCGGCGTTGGCGCTCTCCAACCGCTCGAAGTACTGAGGGTCAGATTCCAGCAACGTCAGAAGCTTCTGGACACCAGGAGCCTGTGATCCAGCGACTTTCTTAAGGTCGGACCAAATCTCCTGAAACTTCCCTGCTTCGGGGGCAGCCTGTTCCTCGCCCTTGAGGGCGGCAACCAGCTTGTCCACCAGCGCAACCTTCTTGCTGAGGGCTTGGAAGCCTTCAGGAATCTGGCTAAGCTGGGACTCCAAAGCAGCTACTTTCGCCTCTAGACTAGCCTTCTCCGCATCGGGAGGCGTGGGTTTTGCCGCGAGTGGCGTACCGTCCGGGTTGAGTCCGTATTCGGCCCAAGGATTTGCCGCCTGGCCTGCACCGGCCATTGCCGACTCTTGTGGGGTCGGCTGTCCTACGATAACGTTAGGAGTGCTCATTCACCTGATCTCCTTTAAGGGTTGATCTTACCGATGCTTGTAGTTAACTTTCTCGGACACGCCCTGCTTCGAGGACGCCGGGCCAGCCGCCTTCTGATAGGCAGCCTTCCCACCGCAATCGCTACCAGCACGCACTTCCTGCTTGCCCTGAGCCTTGCTACCGTTCGCCATTTCAGTCTCCTTTAGCTGACGGACATGCCGCCAGTGCGGGGTTTCATCCCCTTCATTTTTTGGCCTTTAGCGGCCGCCTTCTGGAACTTCGCCTTACCATACTTCTTGCGGCCGATTGATGCCGCAACAGCGCCGGGGTTGCTTACATCACCCTCAGCCGCGATCTTTGACTTAAGTTTGTCGAAACCGACGTAGGCCATTACTTAACCCCCATCCCACCCGTAGCTTTGTACTCTTTCTTGCCAGCCTTCGCCTTCCGCTTCTCGGAAAGCATGATGGCAACCGCCTGCTTCTGTGACTTCACGGGCTTCCCGGAGCCGCCCGACTTCAGCGATCCAGACTTCCACTTATCCATCACTTCGTTCCAGGGCATTACTTGACTCCAAACCCACCGGTTTTCTTGCCCTTCTTCTTGGCTTCGACCTTCTTACCAAACTCTCCCGGCAGGGAGGGGATAGGAGCAAACGGCTGCTCGGCCACCTTGGGGGGCTTTGTCTTTTTCGTCTCGAAGTATTGGGGCATTATCGACCTACTCCAAAGCCGCCAAAGCGCGGACGTGACAGCTTTTGGCCGCCAATCGCACGGCGGGCCTTGGAAAGGGTGTCGGGCGCTACAGTGCCCTTGTCGATCTCCTCAAGCTCCTCGTCCAGGTCATCCTTGGGGAGTTTGCCAGCAGGCTTCTTGATCTTAGCTACCGGCTGCTCAGCGTACAGGTCATCAGCGTCGTTCGTGTAGCGCGGCATTACTTTGCCTTACGAGCCGCCGACTTGGCCGGGCCACTGACCCATCCGGGGGTACCCGCCGACCGGCTCACGCCGGGGACGTTCATCACATGGATCGGGATGCCGTTCTTGTCAATCGGCTTCTTGATGTCGTGAAGCGGCTTCAACACCTTGGTCGTCTTGTCGTTATACTTCTTGTCGGTCGCCATCATAGCTCCTTGGCTGCGAAGTTGTAGGGCTTCGGGTCTTCAGCCACTTTGTTGTACATGTACAGCCGAACCGTACACATACCGTCGTGGAGACGGGTTATTACGTCAATAGCCTTCAGTCGATCCCGCATGTCGGCGGGCAGGGCGTCTTTAATCGCCCTTGCCACCACCTTCGCTTCCTCCTGATTCATTCCCGCTCTCCCCGCCCTGCATCTCCCTTGTAGGAGCCGCGTGGGCTGATCCGCCGCCTTCACCGTCGCCCGCACCCTTCTCGCCACCCTGGGGCATTCCCATGCCCTTGATGGCCTTCGAGAGGATCATGTCAGCTTGATGCTGCTGCATGTGCATATACCAAGCCTGCTGGATGGGCTGCGGAAGGGCTTTAAACTCCGCCGTCAGCGCCAGCCGTCTATGCGTCAGGAAGTGTACCGCGTGGTCATCCACAATGGGGACGACACGAACGGGCATGGTTTGGACCATCTCCATGCCTGCCATTGCCTGCATCTGAGGATCGGGAATGGCAGATATGGACTGAGCGGACTGTCTAGCCCATTCCATAAACTCAGCGTTTTCTTTATAAGCATGTTTCGTGTCTTCCTCAACGCCCGGCCGCATGTTCAGCATGCCAAGGTCTTCCAGCATCTTGATCTTCTGAGCCTCGTCCATGAAGTCCAGCGCGCCCACCTGGGCAAGCTGCATGTACGTCTGAAGCTTCTCAGAGGATGTGTTGGGGCGGGTTGACCCGGCCTCTACTTCAACCGTGACACCGTCGTCCCAATCCGCGCCCAAAAACTCCGCAAACGTGAAGCCGCCAATAGCATCACGCACCGCCATAACGCGGGGCGTATGAGCATTCTGACGCCACACTTCAAGAGCCTTGGTGGCGAGTTCTTGGTACCCGGCTTCGAGGCCAGCAAACACGGTAGCCCAACGGCCGAAGCCGCGTTCTGTAAGCGATTGCACGGTTCCCACCGGAGTACGACTCCCCATACTCCGACCACGAACAGCAGCAAAAGCACCCGATAGCTCATCAAAGGACTGCTTAATATCAGTAATATACTTAACCAAAGACTGGGGCGCTTCAGCACCGGGAAGACGCGTAGGAGCCGCTCCGCCGACGGGTGTATACTCAATCTGGACGCCAATCTCACCACTAATGCGTGAGGGGTTGGTGTTGGCCGGAATGAGCCACACCGGGTTTGCCATGCGCGCCATAATCATGGTCAGCATGGATTCAGCCTTATTAAGCTGATACTGCTTCGGGAGCATGTCGTCAGCGGGGGAATAGCCCCACGCCCGACCGCCAACGGTACCAAACTTGTAGTGGATGAGGGGGTAAAACTTACGCCCTGAGCCGCCACGGTTGCGCCACGGATACGGGGTCTTCTTCTCAAGAAGCTTGCCGTCCGAAGTCATCGCGATGTACGCGCCCTTCGGATACTCTTTATGCTTCTTTATGTACGCTCTGAAGACGACGACTCGCTTCGAGAGCATATCGCCAGCCAGGCCAACATACGGAGAACCGGAAGCAATGCCAGGAGTAATATTTGCAATAGACTCCTTGTGGACCATGCCCGAGTCCTGGGAGGCGGTGTTCTGGCCCCCCTCGATACGATAGCCCCAAATCTGCTCCACCTGTTCCTCGGTGAAGGACTGGCAGATCATAATGAAGGGCTGATCTTCCAGGTCTTCAATAACCGGGTCTAGATAGACTTCGAACGGGGAAATGGAATCGAAGCGGATTTCGCCCCGAGGCACCCACTCGATCTGGTCAGGCGACTCAGCCAGCATGCCACCGCACTTGGGGCACTGGGGCTGGTTAGGGTCCAGCTTTTGGGCTGAGTAGACCGAACCACAATCGGTGCAGACTTCCTTGGCGATAGCCTCCTCGCCAGTCTCGTCTGAGTTATCCCACACCACTTCCTGGAAGCTGTTGCCGGTGAGAAGAAGCCAGTCGAGCATGTGAGCCCGTGCCTTCTCGAAACCGCCCTCTTTCAGGACAATGCCAAGCTGAGCATCGGTTGCCGCAGCCGCAGCCACCGCCCGAGAGTCGTCCCGGGTGGGGACGCCAATGTAGCGGGGCGTGTGCTGAGCAATGGCCGACTTCACGGTATCCAGAGTAGCCCGGAAGTAGTTGGTAACAGGCGTCGGGACCGAGGGGCTCAGGCGGCGTTGCTGCCAACGACGCGCATTGGTGTTGTACAAAATCCACTGGTTGCCCAGGTGGAAATTGATGTTACCGAACCAGGAACGCTCAATGAGATGGCGGCGCTGTGAAAGACGGCGCTTCATCTCCAGGACGTTAGCCGCATCCTTGTCGGACGCGTCACGGGGTTCTTTGCTAGCCAAGTGGGGCCTCGTCCTCACGTGCGTTATCTAGCTGCCGCAGCATCGCCGCCGCGTCAAAGTTAACGTCGTCAGGGTCAGGAGACAAGTACGTCACCGACTGTGTCTCGTCTTCGGCAAATGGGTCTTTATCAAACTGCGGTGCTATCTTAGGCGGCACTCGGCCAGCCGTCAGCGCAATCAGACCACGGAAGTCATCGTTTAAACGAGCGTAGTCAAGCTCAAGCCGCTCTCGCCGATTCATCTCCGCAGCGAGTTGAGCCTCAAGTTTGGCAATCTGTATCTGGAATGCTGTATGTTCGTCTCTAAGTTCGTCTAGGTCTTCTTTACCAATCCAGGCCACTGTGGTCCTCCTTCCCGCGCCATGCAGGCGCTTCTTCCATCTGGAAGTCATCGTCCAGGCCGGAGGTGATGATGCTCTCCCGGCCCTTCATCTTGGGGCGAGCCGCCAGGTCCGCCTCCCAGTGCAGCCGGGAGTGACGGTCTAGGGTATCGCTGATCTTATAGGCGTCCTGGATTTCGGTCAGGTCGTTGGCCGTTACGCGAGTCGGCAGGATGCTGAGCGCGTATCCGGCTGCGTCTACGGTGTGGAAGTGCTGCTTTCCTACGATCTTGAGGTTCTTAGCTGTCCCGGTGTGGTCGAAGACCGCCTGGCCACGGACCCGGTACTCTGGTCCCTGGCGTCGGAGGTTGTGACAGTCGGCTGCGACGACAAGGCCGCGCGTTTGAGCCTGGAGGAACATGGCAACACGCGCCCACTCATCACCGCTCGACGGGGCCACTCCAAGCCCAGCCTGGACATACAAATCCGCAATGCTAACAGAGCCTGATTTCTTAGATAGCGACGTAGAAGCCCAGGCGGAGTGATCCATGATGCGACCGCGTACAGGGAAAGAGCCAGTAAGTTTATCAATATTGATGGCATGCTCTTCCGCTTCCCGGCCTTCGGCCCAATACTCGCGATAAATGAACGGGGCGTTTGGCTTAACCCCTTTATATTCTTGATCGTCGGGGTTTACCGTGACCCAAATTGCACATGTAACGCCTGTAGAACGAGCCGGATCAACTCCAAGCCAGCGGGGCCAGTGAGCAGGAGGCTCAAACCCGTCAATAACACGGAAATCAGGAATAAGCCGAGTAGAACCCGCGTCCATTGTTGCATAAACGTAACGGGCTCTGATGGCTTCCGGCATTGACAAGTACAGTTGCCGGGTTGATTCGTCAAGGTGCGGGTTCTCCAAAGACGAGGAGCGCAACAGCTTACGAGTCGTCTTATTGGTTGGACGCCCGTGGGGCTGTTCAAACGTCAAAAATCTACGCCGCAGCCAGTTATCGCCCTCATCGTTAGCGATACTGATGATCTTACGCTCGTGACCCGGCACCGAGTTTAAACGGCACCGCAACAGGAGGATTTGGTACGTATCGAAGCCGATTTCCTCGGCCTGGTCAATACCAATCCACGAATACTCGATGTTCTTAAGCTTATCTAGCCGACCCGGTTCGAGGTTGGCAAACGTGATTTCCGAACCGTTTACGAAGCGCACCATATTGGT